TGCTGATGTTGAGAAAAGAGCTAAATGGAATATTAAAAGTAGGTATTTTGGTCTTAACCTTGTTAACATGGTATGTTATAAAGGCCCTAAGACTGTAGAATTTAGATTCCTAAGACCTACCTTTAACTACAGAGTAATTACTCTGTGGATGTATGTTCTTAATGCTGTTCTTAGGGCTGCTGAAAGAATAGCTAATGAGTGGAGAGAAGAACATTGTAACAATACTGAGGATATGACTTCTTATATCCTTAGTAGATGTTATGATGGCATCAAAGACTTATTAGCTAGAGCCTATGACGCAGAAACCTTCAATAAGTTAAGTAAGGAACTAGACTTATTGCAGAATGCCACTGAGCAGCAAGAGGCTAACGGAGACCATTGTGGCAGGGATACATTCTTCATAGATAATCTTCTGCATGACGATTGAAGAATACTTTGGAGATTGGCTTAAGGTCATAGATAAGGATAAATTAGGGGAAGTATTGCAGGCTCTGAGTAAATTAGACCCAGAGACTGTATGTCCCTCTCCTAGAGATACCTTTAGAGCTTTTAGGTTATGTCCTTTTGATGATTGTAGAGTAGTATTCTTAGGGCAAGACCCTTACCCACAGAAGGGAGTAGCCACTGGAATATTATTTGGCAATAGGGGATTAACACCTGAGTCAAAGCTCTCACCCTCATTACAAGTTATTAAGGAAAGTTGCATTGACTATAGTATACCTCATGGTGTAATAGACTTTGACAACACCTTAGAAAGCTGGGCAAAACAAGGTATACTAATGCTTAATTCAGCTTTAACTTGCGAAGTAAATAAACCTAACTCTCATACTATGTTGTGGAGGAGGTTTATGTCAAGTTTCCTCAATAATTTATCAATAAGGGAAAGTGGTATTATCTATGTTCTCTTTGGAGCTCAAGCTAGAACATTTGCACCTTATATATGTGAGAAATATAATCATATAATTAAGGTAGGGCACCCAGCTCAATATGCTAGAATAAACAGACCAATGCCTAATAAGGTATTCACTAGTGTAAATGAGCTACTTTACAGTGATTACGGTGATACTATAACCTGGTTCACCGAGTATTAATCTTTAAATATAATAACAACAATGAAAACAGAAAAGCTTTACTTAGCTAGCACAGGCAGGGTAGTTCATGTAGGTGATACTATCAAGAGTAGAATGTCTAAGGATGGTATTACTACTATAACCTTAGTCACTATCACTGAGAAAAGCATTCCTATGCTGTTAAATTCAGGGATTCTAGTTAGTACACCTGGTGAGACTCTATCATTGAATACAGTCTTTGAAAGGCTTAGTACTAAATTAGGATGGAAACCTCAGAGAGTGACTAATTGGTTGGACGCTGTTAGTAACCTTAATCCAATGGCAGCCTTCACTATAGTAGCTAAAGAGGTAGCTATCATCCTTGATGAGAAATACCCTGACCATATTAGAAACAGTGAAAGGATTTTCACAATCTCATCTCTTGATGGTAGAGTCCATGAGGTTGTAAAGGCTCATATTAAGAGTTACAGAAACTTTGCTGCCTTTAGGACTTTAGAGGATGCTAAGCTTGCTTGCAACATACTTAGAGCTCCTCTTAAGGAAATGTTCTCTAGTGGAAAATAAGAAAGTAAAGAACGCTAAAGTAATTGTATACAACAATATTAGGTTTAAATCTAAGCTTGAAGTTAGTTTCTATAAGATATTAACCCAAGCTGGATTTAATCCTCAATATGAGCGAATAACCTATTTACTGTGGAAAGGTTTTAAACCTACGATTCCATTTTACACAAAAGATAAAAAGACTAAACTTCTTAAGTTAGATGAAGTTAAACTCAGAGATATGACTTATACCCCTGATTTTACTTTTAGATATAATGGTAGACTAATTATCATTGAGGCTAAGGGTAAAGAAAATGATACTTATCCCCTTAAGAAGAAGTTATTTAGGGGATTATTAGAGAGCATGACTCTTGATAATCCCCTATTCTTTGAGGTATTCACTCAAAAGCAATTACTACAAGCAATAGAAATCATTAAGTCCTATGGCTCAGTTAATAGAGAAAATCAGTGCTGCTCTTCATGTATTACCGAAGAAGGACATAGAGATTGCAGAGAGACTCCTTAAAAAGAGGGACTTTCAATCACTATTAGAAATAGTTGACTCAGATATATATCTAGTAAGGAAGCATCAAGATGATGAAGTTCCTAAAGAAGAGTATGCAAACCTTAAAATCGAAGACATTATAGACCTTAGGTCTGACCTATCAGAATATATGTCTTACATACTTCCTCCTGAAGACTGGGAAGATAATCACTTAGGTGATTTAGGAGGACAATTCTATGATGATTTATGAAAGAAAAGAAAGAAAGACCTTCTTTTTACAATATTAGTTGGCCTGTTACTGAGGAGGAGTATAGAGCAGACCCTGCTCTATCCTACTCCACTATATCTAAATATGAGAGAACTGGCTTTGATGGCATAAAGTTTCTCTTTGATAAGGTAGAAACCCCTAGCTTAACTTTTGGCTCAGCAGTTGATAGCTTAATAACAGGAGGTAAAGAAGAATTTGACTCTAGGTTCCTAGTAGCTGATTTCCCAGCTTTATCTCCTAGTATGACAGAAATAGTTAAACATATATTCCATGTATATGGTGAGAAATATGATAAACTAACTGATATACCTGATGATGCTATCATCCTTATAACTAAGCTAATGTCTTTTCAGCTTAACTGGAAAGCTGAAACTAGAGCTAGAGTTATCAAGGAAAGTGGCAGCGAATACTATAGATTGTTATTCCTAGCTAAAGATAAGACTGTCCTAGATGCTAAAACATATGAAGCTGTACTTAGAGCTGTAAAAGCCTTAAAGACATTTAAATCCACCTATGACTATTTCAAAGAAACTAGTCCATTTGAAAATGTTGAAAGGTTATACCAATTGAAGTTTAAAGCCCAGTTAGATGGAACTTGGTATAGGTGTATGGCTGACTTAATTGTGGTTGACCATGATAAAAAGACTGTCCAACCAATAGATTTAAAGACATCTTCAAAGAGAGAGTGGGATTTCCATAAGAGTTTTATCGACTGGAGATATGACATTCAAGCTAGGTTGTACTGGAGGCTAATTAGAACTACAATGGATGGAGACCCTTACTTCAAAGACTTTAAACTCCTACCATATAAGTTCATAGTAGTTAACAGAAATATTCCATGCCCCTTAGTGTGGGGATTTGCACAAACTACTGAGAGAGGCACTCTTAAAGTAGGTAAAAATGGGAGCATAGAATTAAGAGACCCCTGTGAGATAGGAGCTGAATTAGACCATTATCTCACTAGTAAACCAACAGTTCCTGTAGGCATAATTGAGGCAGGAGTAAATGACATTAATACTTGGTTAAATAAGTTATGAAGGTAGTAAAAAGGAATGGAAATCTAGAAGACTTTAGCATTAATAAAGTTATAAATGCTATTAATTGTGCTTATTGCTCAAAAGGGTTAAAGCCTCAAGATGAAGTCCTAGAGGAAGTTAAAGAAGAGTTCAATGGTGACTTTGATACTATAGGAGTAGAGGAAGTTCAAGACAAGGTTGAAAAAATCTTGATGGACTTAGCCCCCTATCCTGTAGCTAAATCCTTTATTCTTTATAGAGAACAGCATAAACAAGCTAGATTTGTTAGAGAAAGACTAGACTATATGGAGAGATATAGCCAATCTGGAAATAATGCAGCTAGCTCCTCAGAGACTGATGCTAATGCTAATGTCTCAATGAAGAATGTTGCTAATCTAGAAGGAGAGGTCTATAAGACTACTAATAGGATTATCCAAAGGCAAAGGATGAAAGAGAAGCTTAATACAATGTACCCTGAGGTAGCTAAGCAATATGAGGAGGATATTGAACATCACATTATTTATCCTCATGATGAAGCTTCTACCCCAGTATTGAAACCATATTGTATGGCTGCTACTCTCTATCCTCTTATGTTGGATGGTGTAGGTAACATTGATGGAGTAACTCCTAGTCCCCCCAACGATATTCAGTCATTCAGTGGACAAGTAACTAATCTAGTATTCTTGTTATCTTCTCAAGTTAAAGGAGCTGTAGCTCTTGGAGACTACTTTATTGCCTTGAATTACTACGTAGTAGCAGAGTTTGGAAACCAATGGTATGATAAGCTAGATACTGTCATAACTAATGGGTTTACTACTGCTCATACTATAGAGTATTACATTAAGAAGGGTATGAAGCAATTCATTTATGGTGTTAATCAGCCTGCAGGTAATAGGAGTTATAACTCTCCTTTTACTAATGTCTCTTACTATGATAGAGAGTACTTTAATTCTCTATTTAAAGACTTCTGCTATCCCGATGGTACTAAACCTGAGTGGAAAGCTATTGACACCCTTCAAAGGATGTTTATGAAGTTGCATAGAGAGCTTAGGTTGGTTAAACCACTTACCTTCCCTGTATCTACTATAGCACTAGTACATAATAACAAAGAGTATCTCGACCTAGACTATAAACACTTATGTGCAGAGGAATGGGCTAAAGGTGGTAGTTTCTTCTGTTATACTAGTGATAATCCTACTTCATTAGCCTCATGCTGCAGAGTTCTCAATGAGATTAAGGATAACACCTTTAGCTCTACTACAGGTATGACAGGTGTTATGACTGGCTCTGTGAATGTAATTACTCTTAATATTAATAGGATAGTTCAAGATTACTTTAGATTCTTCCCAACTGACTGTAATGTTAACTGCTTATTAGAAGATAAGAGTAAGGGTTATCCTCTTTTGAGGAAGTGGCTAATTAATATCCTAGAGAGGGTTTATAAGTATCACATTGCTTATAAGACCATGCTATATGACCTTGAAGATAAAGGTATGCTAGCAGCCTCTAATGCTGGATATATCTACTTGAAGAAATTATATAGCACTATTGGTGTTTTAGGTTATTGTGAAGCAGCTAAATTCTTAGGCATAGAGGTTAGCAATAATCCTGATTACAAGCAATTCTTAGAGGTAGTTCTAGGTACTATTAAAGAGCAAAACAAGTTACACTCTATCCAAGATAAAAAGAGACCCTTCTTGTTTAACTCTGAAGCTGTGCCTGGTGAAAACTTAGCAGTTAAACTCTATGAATGGGATAAAGCTGATGGATATGTTGTACCTGAAGACCAGAACTTATATAACTGATATTTCTATAATCCATGGGATGATACATCTGTACTAGATAAACTCAAATTACATGGTAAAGAGATTAGCCAATATAGTGATGGTGGTCAGGCTGCACACATTAACTTAGACTCTCATTTGAGTGAAGAGCAATACCTTAAGATTCTAGATTTAACTAGAGAGTATGGTACTAGTTACTTCACATTTAACATACCTATGAGTGAATGTGCTGAGTGTGGTCATGTAGTTAATGCACCTATTGATAAATGCCCTTTATGTGAATCTAATAAGATTAAATATTGGACTAGAATCATAGGTTATTTAACTTGTGTTGACAGTTGGTCTAATCCTAGACAGCTAGAACAGAAACATAGAACTTATACTAAAGTATGAAAGTATTAATCGTACCTGATGTTCATGGTAGATTATTCTGGAGAAAAGCTAAAGAATTAGTAAAAGAATATAAGCAGATTGTTTTCCTAGGAGACTACTTAGACCCTTATCCCGTTGAGGGTATAACTCCTAGGGAAGCTTTCTCTGAGTTCAAAGACATAATTGAATTTAAGAAAGCTTATCCTAAGAAAGTAACATTGTTACTAGGCAATCACGACTTACATTATTACTTTACTGATTTTATATCTAGTACTAGAAAGAACTACCTAGACTTGGATGAATACCATAAGTTCTTCGTTGATAACAGAGAGCTATTTACATGCTTTAAAGTTATCAACTCATATAAGAATAAGTGGGTTTTATCTCATGCTGGAATATCTATACCATGGTTAAATCAGAATAATTTGAGCTTAACTAAGTTATTTAAAACTCCCTTAATAGAGTTAAAGTCTGCATTAGAGCAGGTATGCTCTTGGAGAGGGGGCTATGACAATTATAGTAGCCCTGTATGGTTAGATATTCATGAGGCTGTTGACGATAATATGCTATTAGGGTGCAATGTAACTCAGATAGTTGGGCATAACCAAGTAGGTAATATTTCCAACTTTAATGGGATTACATTCGTAGACTTAAGAAACCTAATTTCACTAGATACAAAAACAAAGAAAATAGATTTTGTATGAAGACTAAAGAATTATTCACTACTACAAACGGTAGATTAATCCTAGTTTATGCTGCATTCCTAGGGTACTTACTTGGAGTAGTTTATGGGGCTCTAAGATGAAATACACAGATGCTAAAGTAACCTTTGCTGAAGTCCCTGATGAAATAGCTCTCTGCATAAATATATCTAATTGTCCTTGCCATTGTGTAGGCTGTCATAGCTCATACTTAGCAGAGGACATCGGTGAACCCCTTGATGAGGATGTTCTTGCAAAGTTAATTGATGACAATGAAGGAATAACTTGTGTTGCCTTTATGGGAGGAGATGCAGAGCCTAATATAATTCTTGAATTAGCTAGGTTCATTAGAGCTATTTATACTAGGATAAAGGTAGCTTGGTATAGTGGTAGAGATAAACTGCCTAATATTATTGAAGATGAGATAGATATGTTTGACTTCATTAAATTAGGCCCTTATATCGAGGAACTTGGCCCCTTAAATGAGACAACTACTAATCAAAGATTCTATAAAGTAGTTGAGGATAAACTAGTGGATATAACCCTAAAATTATGGTAGAAGTAAAAGTTAAAGTCTTTAATGGTCAGAAGTTACCTACTATTATTAAGAAGGGAGACTGGATTGATTTATCAATCAATGAGGATATTCATTTAGAAGCCCCTCAAGCAGGTATACTTAGAAAAGACAGAAATGACGATGGTGAATTAGTGCAACATAGAGATGTAATTCTCAAAGTAAACTATTTGCCATTAGGAGTAGCTATGAAATTACCTAAAGGGTATGAAGCACATATAGTATCTAGGAGTAGTACTCCTAAGAAATATGGAGTTATGTGTGCTAACTCTATAGGTATCATAGATAACTCATACTCTGGTGACAATGATGAGTGGAAATACCCAGCTATTGCCATTAGAGAGACTGACATTAAGAAAGGAACTAGAATATGTCAGTTTAGAATTCAACTTAGTCAGAAAGCTACTATGTGGCAAAAGATTAAGTGGTTCTTTAGCTCTGGTGTTAAGCTAGTTAAAGTTTACCAATTAGATAGCACAGATAGGTCTGGCTTAGGTAGCACTAGTGACTCAGAGTTTGTAAATCCTTAACATAAACCTGAAAAATGATTTTAGAAATAGTAATAACCTTAATAGCAGTAGTAGCCATAGGACTTATGGTGAACTTTAGTGAAAATAAGATAAAAAGGAATAGCAGGAAAATTTCCTTTAAAGAGTCTATGGACTTAGCAGAGCTTCCTATTGTGACTTTTTATCAAGGAGATAAGAAGTTTAACTTCTTACTAGACACTGGAAGTAATTATTCACATATAAGTAAAGAGGCTGCTGCTGAATTGGTTGGTGAAGTACAAGCATCTGAAGGTCAAGTCTCTGGCATTGGAGGTGAGAAAGCAGATGTATTCTCAGGAGTATGTAAAACTGTATTAACTTATAAGAATGAGCAATTTGACATTGAATTATGCATTGGTGAGCATTTAAATGACACTTTTAGTGCTATTAAAGCTGAAACTGGTGTACAAGTACATGGTTTAATTGGTAATAAGTTCTTCCAGAGATATAAGTACATACTAGACTTTGAGGAGCTTGTAGCTTACACTAAGAAATAGCGAGCCTATGGAAAAATCCTATGAGTTAATAAGTAGAGACAATGACATTTACACCCTTGAAAGAGTTGGCGGAGTTAGCTCCAAGCAATACTCTCTTAAGGGTGTTACTCATCTAAGATTTGGCAGAAACATAATGGGTGAAATAGTCTTTGTAGACCCCAGTGGTGGCCCTTATATAGGAGTAGATAGAATCTTAGAAGGTATAGGTAAAGTGTCAGATATAAGTAATACTAATAAAAGTATACTGATAACATTCAAATAATGAGTCAGATATATCTAGTTACAGGGCAAAAGCAATTATTTGATAATGATACTTATAAAATTATAAGTGTTGAAGATTCATTAAGGTTGCTTAAGCCATTAGTAAAGGTAGGATTAGATACTGAGACTGAGGGATTCTCCCCTTTTCTTAAGAAGCTATTGTTACTTCAACTAGGTAATAGAGACTTTCAAGTTGTTGTTGATTGTACTACAATAGATATTCAATCCTACAAAGAATACCTAGAATCAGAGAGACTATTCATTGGATGGAATTTAAAGTTTGATGTTAAATTCCTATTCTATCATAATATTATACCAAAGAACCTCTATGATGGCTTTTTAGCAGAAAAAATGAGGTGGTTAGGCTGGCCTTCAGGTATGCACTCACTCAGTCTTAAATCAGCAGGTGAGAATTACCTAGGAGTTGAACTTGATAAGACTGTCAGAGGTCAGATTATATGGAGGAAAGAGTTGACTGATGAGATAGTAGAATATGCTGCTAATGACGTTAAATATCTAGAAGATATTATGGATAAGCAGACAGAGATACTATATGCAAGAGGTCAAAAGCTAGCTCTAGAGGTAGAGAATAAAGCTATCCTTCCTACTGCATACTTTGAGTTTTGCGGAGTTAAGCTTGACGTTGAAAGGTGGAAGGCTAAAATGAGCAAAGATGAGGAGGCCTTGCAGAAAGCTCAGGATGAACTTGATAAGTTTGTTGTGGATTTATATGAAGCTAACAAGAGTAACTTAAGTGGATTCTGGGTTGAAGATTGGTATGATTTTAATAATGGCTCACCTAGTGGTAAATGGAAACCAGCTATTGAAACTGAGAATTCTCCTGAAGCTCCGTTCTTTGATAAAACAGAGGGTGATTGGCAGTATATCAGTAGGGAGTTCCCATTCATTGAGGTAGCTCAACCTGACTTATTTGGATTTACTACCCCTGGCCCTAAGTGTAAAGTAAATTGGAATAGTTCTAGACAGGTAATTCCTTTGCTTGAGTTCTTCGGCTTTGACCTTTTAACTAGGGATAAAGTCAATGGTGGAATGAAGAAGTCTGTGGATGCTACAGTGATTGAAGGACAAAGAGATAAGCATCCTATTGCTGATGTTTACTTAAGGTTTAAAGCTGCACAGAAGGTAACTAGTACCTATGGACAGAATTTCCTAGACCTTATTAATCCTAAGACAGGTAGAATACATACTTCATTCAATCAAATAGGAACAGATACACATAGATATAGCTCAGGTGGTGGTGATGATAAAGAGGTTATCCCAGGCAAGAAAGTGCCATTGGTAAATCTACAGAACCTTCCTGCTGATGCTGAGACTAGAGCTTGCTTTATATCTGATAAAGGCAATAAGTGGATTAGCGCAGACTATAGTGGTGAAGAGTCAGTAATCTTAGCTAATATAGCCAAGGATGAAGCTATGATTGAGCTATTCTTACATGGTTGTGGAGACTTGCATAGTCTAGTAGCTAAGATGGTTTATCCTGATGAGCTTAAGGATGTCCCTGTAGAGAAGGTTAAGAAACTTAGACCTGATTTAAGGAAGAAAGCAAAGGCTCCTGAGTTTACATTTGCTTATGGTGGTGATGCTAATACCTTGATAGGTAGAGACCATATACCAGAGGATGAAGCTAGAGCTATTGAAGATAACTACAAAAAAGGCTTCCCTGGTGTAGCAGCTTATCAAGCTAATCAGAGGAAACTAGTAATGCAATTAGGTTATATTAATACCTGTCCAGAGGTAGGTTATAGAGCTCATATATATGACTTTGAAGACCTAGATAGGACTCAAAAGAAATTTAATCAGGAGTTCTGGGCAAAGTATAGAAACCTTAAAGCAACTAATCCATATGACCCTCTTGTTGAAGAAGTGAGACACTATTTCAAGAGGAAATCAGCCTCTGAAAGACAATCTATCAACTACCCGATTCAATCCAGGGGGTCAGCAGTGTTCTAGATAGCAGCAGTTAACTTGTTTAACTGGGTTGTTAAGAACAATTTGTTTGGGGTTGTAAAATTCTGTATACCTGCACACGATGAATTTAACATTGAAGCCCCTGCTGAAATAGCAGAGGAGGTAGCTAATAAACTTCATGAGTGTATGATAAATGCAGGTAAGTTTATCTGTAAAATTGTTCCTCTTGAGGCTGAAGTGTCAAGGTTAAAAGATGGAACTTTACCAACTTATTGGATACATTAATATGAAACCAAAAGCAGTAAAAGTAGAACTAAATAGGGTAACTCCTAATGGTTCTAGTGGTACAGGTTACGATGAACCTTGTAACTTTAAAATATACCTAGACAATGGAGAAGTTCTTAAGAGGACAATCTATGATTGGTATAGACCCTATGGTGAAACAATAAACTCTATAAAAGAGATGTGTATAGCTATACCAGCTTCTAATCTATTAGAGGTAATGGATATGGCATTAGATGCATGGAAAGCTGACGTTAGTTTAGATTAAATTATTTAAAATGGAAGAGTATATTTGCACAAAAGATTTCTGCTTTGAAGATGTAATATTTGCTAAAGTTGGCGATACTATAGTAGTATTACCTGATAAGAAGACAGTAGTAAACAAGGCTACTAAATCAGTGATATCTAATCCTGAGTTAGTAAAGGACAAAAGATATTTCTCTAAAGTCCCTAAATCAGATAGGGTAAATCATCCATCACATTATACTTGGCTTAAAGAAAAATGTGGCATTGAAGTTATTGATATTACAAGGCATCTTGACTTTGATAAGGGCAATGCTGTCAAATATCTACTTAGGTCAGGCTATAAGATTGAGGAAGGCTTATCTATGGTTAACAAAGAGATTGAAGACTTGAGAAAAGCTATTTGGTACATCCAGGACAAAATAAATGAACTAGAAAAGTATGCTAAATACAAGTACCAAAACTAAAGCAAAGGCAGCCCTAAAGCTATATAATCAGATTAATAGTTACTTACTTGAACAAGAGTTTGAGGAACTAGCTGGTAATCCTATAGCTAAGATGTCTTTGAAGCAAGCAGCTCAATGTCTTGCTAAGATAATTAGGAGAGAACATGGCTGAGTATATACTATGTAACAATTGTAAAAAGTTAATTGAATATAAGCCCGAAATTCATTATGAGGGAGGGATAACTTATAAGAAGTTAACTTGCCCTGAGTGTGGACACACAGAGATAACTAATCAGAACCATATTCACTATGGTGATGATGGTAAGAAATAAATAATGAGGCAATACACTCAGAGAGAGTTTATAAAAGTAGTAAGAGCTAATGGTTTCTGTTACAAAAGAAGTAGGGGAGACCATAGCATTTATTACAATGAAAGAGGAAGACATATTAGTATTCCTAGGAATCTCAAATGTGTAATAGCCAGAAGATTAATTAAGGAAAATAGCTTAAAAGTTTAACATATGAAAATAATTAAATTCTATACTAAGACTTGTGGTCAATGTAAGGCTCTAAGTAGAGCTTTAGAGGACTTCAATCTTATTCCTATTGAGTCTGTAGACTGTGAGGAAGACCCAGAAGAACTTAGTATTAAGTTCCAAATACGGAGTCTACCTACATTAGTTATAGTAGATTCTAAAGGTGAATTCCTTAGAAAAATAACTGGTGTTATCACTAAAGATTCACTAGAGACTATAGTCAAATCTGAACTAGAACACGAAGACTAATGAGACTTATAAAATCTTCAGTGGAATTATTGCCACAGAAACCTGGTATACAAGGTATACTAGAGCAAATAGAATTAGCTGCTAGGACTTGCTATAAGAGTGAGAACAACATTAAATATGATGAAGAAGGTAATTCTTTAACTGCTAAAGACTTTGTAGATAAGATAGTTAATGTCTATAAACATCAGTCAGTGGCAGAGCATGGCACTGTATATTTACTTCTTACTACCCCTATACAAAATTTAGAGGAGTATGAAGCTATAGCAGACTTCTATAATAAAAATCCTTTTTCAGTAGTATACAAGGTAGAGTCAGGTTATGGTGTAG